CAAACTTCCATACCATGAATAGATGGCTAGCAACGTCCCACGCTGAGCGTATAAGAGGACGGGAGTGGATTCATGATGTATCTATCTCGTGTGTGATTTCTTTCTTTATCTAAGGGGGATAAAGGGGGATATAATTTCTTTCTTTACACACAAAAGGAGTTTACTCCTTTAATAATTCTCTAAACGTAAGCCTAACCCCGATATATTTTATTTGCCAGTACTAACCTATGGAAACTAAATTACAAAAGCCAATGGATTACATAGCAGTAGACTGATGATGTGCGAATACATGATGATGAGGTGTGTGATATTACAGATGAGTTTTGATAAAAAATGGAGAAGTCAATAATGGTAAAGTGATATTTGAACAGGAATTTCCACAAACATCTAACAATCTCACTGAGTATCTAGCAATTCTAGAAGCAATGAGATGGAGAATGAAGAATGATCCAAAAATCCCAATCTACTCTGATAGTAGCGTAGCTCTTTCATGGGTAAGAAAGTGAGGTCATAACTGCTGACAAATTCAGATGTGGCAACATGCAAAAAGTTATACAGAAAAACTGGAGAACTGGAGAAGAAAATCCAAATCTCCATTTGAAAACATATACCAACGATTCACTAAAAAACGATGAGATATCCCAGCTGATTATTGAAAAAAAGCATGATGAGTGAATCTGTATCCTAAAAAACAATCTAAAGATATACAAGATCTAAATAAGAAAATCGAGGAATGAAAGGTAAATCAGAAATTCAATCTAGAAACAATATCTAAAACCATCTACGCTGATTTCTATTGAGAAGAAATACTCAAAGAAATTGATGAGATGACTGACAGTCTAAAACCAAACATGAATCAGCTACACTTCTGAGCATTGATAGCAAGCTGAGTAAGTAGCGATTTAGCATATCAAAGCGTGTTTATAGATAAATGAGAGGAATTAGTGGCAAAGAAAAAAGCATATCTAAAAGCTCCTACGAAGAAAGAAAAAGCTGATAAATGAGTAGAGCTAGAGCAACTACAAAATGAAATCCAGATATTATGAAAGATGTATTCTGCGACTCCATGAGTAAGGCGAGCAGTCAATAAAATAATTCACAACGAGGTAGATACAGTGTATGGAATGATAGAGAACGACAACAAAACACTATTGAAGTATCTCTACTCTACGATGAATAAACTACAAGAGCAGATACTAGCATGACATAACGTAGCAATGAACGCAAACGCATTAAAGAACGTAGGACACGAGATAGCATTGATTCAAAAAGACATAGCTCCAGATAATAACGTAATATTTGCTTTCTGAAAGGATGTACTACAAAAAACAAACACAATGGGGAAAGAAGAACTGGTAAATGTGATTAGTGAGGCACTTTAGCACTTTATTTCCTAACATATACAAAATGCGAGAATACAAAATTCACGGTAGCAAGTATGGATACTATCTCATACGCTACCAAAAGAAAGTCTACACGACTGACACAATGAGAAGCTACTACTGGACAGGTAAAGACCGAGCTCCAAGAATAGCAAAAGCAAAAGTCTATCAAACTCAGAAAGAGGCAGAGATAGACAAAAGCACTTTTATATCCTACCAATAAAACAAGATGGAATTTAGAGAAGATCCATGATGTTTAACTCTCTCCGAAGATATGATGGATGAGAGGGACTTCAAAGCATGAGAAGCTATTGAGCTTGATTTAGATTTACCACTTCCAGACCACTACTCACTGGGAGAATGGGTATACAAAACAAATTACCAGAACTGACGAGGTAGCTGTACGAGTAATGCTACAAGCCACGCAGTACAGGTATTGTCTGTAATTGCTAATAAAGAGAAACCTACCAAGGAGAACATAATCACTCCTAAATGGAAAGATCTACGAACTAAAATGTGACATGATCTATCAAACATAAATGATAGCTGAGATTATGTAGAAAAAGCAGTCAACGTAGCTCTAAAGCAATGAGTAGAAAACGAGGAATGATGAGTATCCAAATTCGATGGATTCTGTTATGGTAGCTGGGACTGTACAGATAAAAGTATAGAGCTCATGAAAAGATATCTATACAACGGAAATCCTATCGTACGATGTTTAAGATGAAATCAAACTACACGGAATGAGCTAAGCAAGTGACAGCTCAAAACATTTATAGATGTAGCAAAAAGAACTGGAGGACATGCAGTCTGTCTAGTATGATGGGATAACGGATGATTTCGATTCATAAACTCACGAAGAACTAACGACTGAAAATGATTCAAGAGTAGATTCTATGTGACTTATGCAGATATGAAGAAATTATGATGAACATTTAACTGGAGATATTGGATATTATACAATAAGCAAGACGCTAAAAAATCTCCTGAATATCTCAAAAGAAAGAATACAGCTCTTATCTTACTCAAAGCTCTTAGAAGTATCTATGATACAGAAACACCAAAGGTAAAAAAGGAAATAGTAGATTTGAGTTTATCACTAAGAGAAGAATATCCAGAACTAAATGAGGAGTATCCAGTAGAATAATTTACATACTATAAGTAGCAAAAATGACAAAATCATTCAAACAAATGTATAGTGACGTGGAAAACTGGAATAATACAGTATATAATGATAATGATCCAGAAGTGGATTTCCATCAGCTAGATCCACAGAATATGGATACATTTCTAAACCTAGAAGATACTTTCATAGAGAGTAAGAAAAACTACTGATGAAAAATGGGAAGTAATGTAATCGTATGAAGAAAAGAAAGACACCTAGAAATACAACGATTCAATTACATGACAGCACATATCGAACCAGCTCAAACTGAACAATGAGCATTTATAAATCAGGTAGGATTTTCATACGATAGCAACATGAATCAAAAGGCTAGATTTGTGGAGCTTGTGGAGGATTGAAACTTTAAGAAAATCAAAATCCTACAAGATGGTACTTATAGGCTCATGCACAAAGAGGAGCTACAACTAGACGCAACAGATAGAGAAGTATACACATACATAAATCGTAATCGTGATAATACAGATACTCCTCTATGTGTATATCATATCCAATGAGATGTGAGTAAAACTCTATCATGAAGTACTAGCGGTACAGATCCAAACGGTAGCTGTAGCGTAAGTATGAAATTGACTTTATGAGAAATGCACCCACGAATTACTGGATTTTGTATGTTATATTCTGAGCTGAAGAAATGAGATATCTTAGAATATAGGATAATCTGAAATAAAACAGACCTAAACGAAGCAAATAGAGTAGATATCTCTGGACAAGTAAGGGACTGGAGTAATATCTGGCAAGTGGAATACTTAAATTTTGCTTTCGATGATCTAAATAAGTGAATCAAAAAACATTTTACTCCATGAGTGACACCTAATACACCATAATGGAAGAAACTACACTTGATAAAGTAATGGAAATACCAGAAGATAATACTGATGGTATGAAAGATGATTCTCTGACTCAGGAGGAGAAAAAAATGTTTTTGAAACAAAAGGAAAAGGCAAGCGTAGTAAGTAGGAAGAAGTACATAGAAGAAATACAACTGAATAATCTACGCATGAGAGCAAAAATGCTAGTAGAGGCAAAAGAAAATACTGTAGAGTGAAATGAGAAGAAGATGGAAATTATATCTAAATGCAAAGATGATCCATGCTTTTTCTTTAATTATATGCTATGGACATATAATCCTAGACTAAATGAGCCACATTTACCATTTATCCTGTATCCATACCAGACACAATTTGTAAAAGAAGTAGTGAAAAGTGTGGAGAACGAAACAGATATCTGGATAGAGAAAAGTCGTGACATGGGATTTTCTCGGCTCATATTAGGAGTACTCTTGCGATGATTTTTATTCAAAGGACGAGCTAGTCTACTATGATCTTATAAAGATACATACGTAGATGATAAATGAAATATGGATAGTCTATTTGAGAAAATCAGATACATGCTAGATAGACTCCCAACATGGATGAAACCAAACGACCTCCAAACAAACTACGAGAATATCTCTAGTAAGGAATTAGGTTGCTCTATGGACTGAGATGTGTGACAAAACTTC